CCATCCAACAGGTCCAGCACCTGCCATGCCTGCAGCACTCATTGCAGTTGCAGTACCCACACCAGCACTAACACCACTCATTATCGACTGAGCCGCATTCAATGTGTTGTTTGTACTCATCATTGCTCCCTTAATAGGTGCAGGTGGCTTAAGTGGTATTGGTATATCTGAGTAGTCAGGTATTGGTAGATCTATAGGTTGTGGTAAGTTTGGTGGTTCACCAGGTTCTTGCATTAGTCCTGCATAAGCATTTAAGTCAGCTTGATACTTATCTAATTCAAGATCATATTTAGCATCAGCTGTAGCTTGCGTTGCGCTTTCTAATTGTGCTGCAAGTATTGATTGATTAATCCTGAATGTAGATCCAACATTTGCTAAATCCCAATCTATTTTATCGTCTTTAAAACCTGTTAATACTTCTTGGTAAGCTAGGTTTCTATCTATCTCTCCTACGTCTAAGCTAGTAGATTCAATTATATTACCTATATCATTTTGTATTTGACTAATACTTAAATTAGATTTCATACTAGCTATACTTAAGTTTCTATCTACTTCTCCAGTCTTTAATGCAGATTGCAAAGTAGTCATATCTAAATTTCTATCTACTTCTTGCATCTTCATCATTGTTTGCATTAAGTTATTCTCTGTGTCTGCATCTATCTTTGCTTCAGCGATAGCTGCTTGTTGGACACGATCAAGTTGCATAACATGATTTCTCTTTAACTGAGCATTAGCTGCATTTGTACCTCTAACAATTGAATCAACAACATATGCATTATTACGTCCTAACTCAGCTAAGAACATTTGAATTGTCTTACCTTGACTCCTACCAGCTTGTGTAGCTTGTGCAGCTCCTTGTTGTTTTAAGGATTGAATATTAGCTTCTTGCATACTGAATGCAGATTTAGCTCTATCTTGCTCATTCTGCTTACGAATCATGTCATTGTCATGCTGCATTTGATCGTAAGAAGTTCGAATCTGTAAATCTAATCCTTCTTTTTTAATTGCTTGGTTCTGCTCAAAATGAGTTGATTGTTGCTCAAGCATGTTTTTATCAAACTGAGCCTGACCCTGAGCATTAACTAAGTTAGATTGGATCATCCCTTTTTGGAAAGCAGCCTGACCCTTTGCATCAAGGAAGTTGGTTTGAATCATTCCCTTATCAAAGTTAGCCTGTTCTATAGCATTGTTCATGTTTAGAAAGGCTGTATCTTTTTGATGATTCAGCTCACCTTTTGTGTTCTGCAAATTCAAAGCATTAGCTGCTTTATCCCATCCAGCATTACCTGTAGCTTCAAACAAATTCGCAATTAATGCTGTATTCTCAAATGCAGCATTCATATAGATATCATTTAAAGCTGAATCTGCCTGAGCTAAAGCACTATTTAATGCCTGATCATTGTAGTCAAGTTGATTGCCAAAGATTTGAAGTGATTTATTATATGCATTCTGTGCTTGTTGGTATTGATAGTCTTGTAGGTTTACGTTGTAGTCATAACTTTGCCAGGCAGCTTGATTTTGATACGCAATATTTTGTGCATCATTTGATATCATTGTGTCGCGATCTGCAACAGCTTGATCATATTGTTGCCATATCTGACCTACCTGAGTTATGTCATTATCATCATCATCATCTGCTAATGAAGCATCAATATCAGCTTGTGTAGCCCAGTTAAAATTATAATTAGCTAAGTCATATTCATATTGTTTTCTAATTGTCTCATTCTGTTGGTCTACCGCAGGATTACCACCATATAAACCCATACTATCCTCCTAATGTTTTTTTAAATAATGGACGCATTTTTTCTGAAACTAAAGTCATTTGATCAAAACCTTGAGTAAGTAAAGTTACTATTGGAACAAGTTCATTACATGTATCACGCCATACATGAGCATATACTTTATCTGTGTTATCACCAGACTCTGCTTTATTAGCAGCCATCCATGCGTTATACATACTTATATGTTGTGATAACAATGTATCTCTGTATTCATTAAAGAAAGGATTACTAGGTAGTCGAACGAAAAGATATTCAAGTACTTTTAAATATTCTTCTCTAGTAATTTGATGATCATTATCATAAACATCATCAATTAGACGAGTTATCCTTGAGATCATCCTCAAATAATCAGCTGCATATTCATCATTACCTGCAGCTATTTTAATTACATAATCAACTTTAGGTTGATTTTCATCTCGTTCGACTTGGGTAGACATTAAGTTCTCCTATAGAATCTTGGTGAATAGTATCCTTCCCACATCATGGAATTAAGTGAGATAGGGAATGGGGTATCGCTATAAACTTTTAAAGAAAAATTAGAATTCTTTTGGTGTATAGGTACCATCATTATTGATTGATCATTTAGTGGTACATCATTAGCTAGATAGAAGTTAGCTTCAGCTACAGGGTTAACATCTGTATATTCAGTAGCACCATTTCTAGCTAGTTTAAAACCTACAAGTCCTGATAAACCTGTAGAGAATTTATAACGTGAAATAATTAAAGTAGATGTGAAATCAGATCTAGAGCCTTGTGGATCGAGTCGATAATAAGTTTTAGGTAGTTGTACATCCATGGTGTACTTAAACCCTACAATGACTTGACTAGCTATAGACGTGAAGTTTTTATATGGAACTTTATAATAAGTACCACCACCATCAGTATGGATAGTAGGTGTTAGTGTAAATCCAGACTCAACAAACGTAGGGTTAGTTAAGTCAGAAGCCGTACTAGCTACCACTAGGATAGGCGATAAGGCGCTTACATTGTTGAATGGGATATAACACTTAGAGAATGGATTAACAGGGTCTGTAGTGTCATATGAGACCGAACTAGCCGTTGCATATAAGTCAACACAAGGGTTCATTTTCTGACCATCAGAGTTGACTAGTATCTGTTCGTCAGGTGTTTGGTTTAAGCTTGCACTAACTAAAGTATATTGATTACCTTGTTCGGTAACTGAATAGAATACATCTGAATCAACAGAAACTGTTTGCACATTTCCTGGTAAAGACCATCTAAACCAAGATTGCATTACATCTCTTTGACCATCAGAGTAAGTTCGATAAAAGTAAATGTCTGGTTTGGTTGGACCATACATTGCTACGAATGAGTTCTGTGGACTGGCTGTTAAATCAGTCACAGTATTCGGTACCCACTCACTAACAACTCTTCCAATGTCTAAGACAGTAGGGTTCATTTCTTGACCCGATGTCGTCATCTGGAAGATACGTGAATAACTAGGTGTCTTACTAAGGAAGATAATATTAGATCCATTATCAACTGGATCAATATTTATATCCATCTCATAGTTAGAGATACCTCTAATCGTTGTAGCTGATGGAGTAAAAGAACCTCCTGATGCAAACATCAAGAACTGTTGGTTCTTACTGAAAAGAATTAAACCCTGAGCTGTAGGTATAACACCTGTTAAAAGTGTAGGTCTAATACTAGAAGTACTTAGATCAACTGGATCAGCTGCTGTTTGGGTTAAAGCAGATATATGGTAAAAATTAAAGAACTCATTAGCTTGACTCATCGATACATTATCACTAGTCAAGAATCCAAGTCTATTGCTATGGAAGAAACTTTGTTGAATCTTTTTTCCTACAAAACTAGGGTTTGAGTTAGTTGTATCATCACCAACTAATCTTGCAGTCCAAGTTGCAGGTGCAAAGGTAAATGCATTGGTACCAGTATTAAGTAGTTCATGAGGCATCGTTGCAGCTGTTAAGCCAGGAGATGCATCAGGTGCTATGTACTCTTCCCAATAACCATCACCAGAAACACCGTTATCAGCTATGAATCTTGTGTAGTAAGTATCTTGATCTGAGTTAGCTGTATTGATTATTTTTACTAGTCTATGTTGTTTAGACTTTTCTGGAAGTTTAGATACGTTAGCTACTTGATCTTGATAAGTATCTAGTTTCTCATTATCCGTACCAGCTTTACCAGTTAAGGTGAAAGCACTATTACCAGATAACTCTAAACTTTGATCTAGTTGAGTTACTGTTAAACCAGATATACTTAATCCATTAATACTGTTCTTTAGACTAGTTAAGATTGTATCAATATCAGCAGTGCCACTTGAAGCGGATGGAGATGTATAAGTAACTGTAGAGCCATTGATAGTTACTGAATAAGTTGTACTTGCAGTTACAGCTCTAATACGAACTGTGCCGACTGTTTTAGCTGTAAAGGATGGAGCAGCTTGTGCAGTAACTGTTGTAGTTTTGTTGGTGACAATAGTTGTATCTTGTACAGTCAATACATCGTAATCATTTGCTGTAGTACCAGTTAAATAACTTGTTCCATTATTTGTAACTGTTGCTTCTACACCAGTGGTTACGTTCCATATTTTTATGACCGTACCTTTAATACATCCTATGTATTTTTCATCCCCATCTCTGTGGATATAGAACCATTTAGCATTTGCATATGTACCACCTGTTCCTAAGTTTTTTATAAACTTAAAACCTGGTCTCTTAGTTAAACCAAATGTAGGGTCTGGGTAGGCGTTAATACAATCATTAACTTGTCCAGGCATCTTCTTATCATCTGACTGTCTTGATACACCACCTAAATAATTAGGTATTGTTTGGGATACATTTGGCATTATCTTCTTAAGGCATGATATGGTTTGTAGCTGGTGTAATAGTTACCTCCTTTAGGGTGTCCAAAGAAAGTATATTCACCTTGATTGCACTCATACTCAAGAGCCATTGCTCGGCAATAAGCTTCTTTTTGTAAGCACATTTGATAAAGACTATTATCTCCAACAATACGACTAGCAGCAAAACTAGAAGCTCTGGATGTTATGTAATCTTGAATAGCTCTTGGTAAGTCAACCCAATCAAAGAACCAAACTACATCACATTTTACTTCTTCTTCAAATTCAAATGTATGATCAATTCTGTCATATAATTTACCGCTACGTCTAACTACATTTAAGTCGTTATAATTCTCTTCAGTTGATAAATCTATTCTAAGTATATTACTCGCTATTACTATATGCTTATCAGTATCTGGTGTGAATGGATAGTTATATTCAATGTTAAAAGTCCATCCTTCTGATTGCACTTCTCTGGATACCTGTAACAAAGTATCGTAAGCAATCGCAACGTCTGGGTTGGTTTGATCTAGAGTTGTTACAGGAGCTTGACCAACTGACGCTAATATTTGATTAACCGCTGGTAATTCTTCTGCAGCGTTAGTGGTAGGAAATGCCATAATTATATATAAAAAAAAAGGGAGCCATATAGACTCCCATAAATACTTAGAATGCAGCGTTACCTGATGAACCAACTGCAGCACCTGCAATAAGTTCAACACATGCGGCTGGATTCACGTAATCAGCACCACAAGCTAAGCG